GTTTACAATCGCGCCTTGTTTCGGACGAACCCTTGACCACCATTCGCGGGGTATAATATCGCCGTTTACAGTCACAACCCCGTATTTCAACACCCATTCAGGAAGGGTTTTCATTTGTCGCAGAATATCCGCAACTGTTGAACCCGCAATGACCGCAAGTGTTTCAGGGCTACCCGTGAATAGTTTAGGACGATAAACCGCTAAAGACATTCTTTGTGCCGACAAATCTTTTCAATTCGGGGTATAATAACACGGTTTGACAATCTTTCCACCACTGTATTTACACCTTGCTCACAATGAATAAAACGAAAATCATCCACCATAACGCCCACATGAATAGGAAGATTACGCCGCTTTCCGTCTAAGGTTTGCACCCGCGCCTTCATAACCACAACGTCATATTTCTTAGGCGTTCCGACTTCCACCCAGTCATCCGCTACGCTGTGCGTTGTCATCGCTCTTGCTACATCCCGCAACGTATTTGCATCGTAATTGCTATATGACGGAAGCGTTATTCCTAACTCATGCCTATAAATTAACCACACTAGCCCCCAACAATCTGCGCCGCTAAACTCGCGCCCGTTGGCTTTGAAGGGGATTTTCGTGTATTCTATCATCTATACAATGCAGGAAACCTATCTTGAGTTGCGCGTAGTTTCGTGGAGTATTCCCCGCGAATATCCCAACCCTTAACCGTTCCCGTGACCTGAAACGCATCTACTGTCACATCCCTTAATAACAGTTCGCTTGCCGTATAAATCGGACTAGGCGTTCCGATAGCCGTTCGCGGGTCTGTCGTTAAATCAAAATCATCCGCATCGTACAATTCTAACCGCAATGAAACAGGCTCAAGGATTTGCCGTATTTTATCGCCCACCACACGGTCTATATTAGGCACTGATAACTGCACTTCAGGCGTTGCATCCGTGTCAGGCAATAGCGCAAAATCAAACGGAATAGGCTCAAACGTGTTGCCATCGAGGATATATTGCGCTCCGTCCGCCACAAGATAAATGCTTTCGGCTGTTTCCAAACTGCTAAACGTAAGAAATGGTATTATAACAGCATCTTGTGAAACTTTTGTAAGTTCTTGCATTAGTGATAAAGGGACGGAACGGCTCATGTTGTTATTGTATTCATTTTTAATTGCAGCACAACCGCATCATTTGTGACTGGGTTATATGTATAGCCGTTTGTGCCAATCTTAACTTTCACGCTTCCACCTGTTATTGGATGAGGCATATAAAACGCTAAAGCCCCGCCTGATATGCTTTTTTGATAAAAGTTTTTGAAAATCGCTAATTGCTCAATTGTCATATAAAAATTCATGCTTATTTGCGTAATTTGCACCGTTGAACGCCGCCTTGTAAGAGCCTCGCCAATATCAGGTTGAAACTCCGCAATCTGCGCAACCGCTTGTTCGTTAAAGCTATCTAGCAATGGTTTTTGCGGTAAATTAGCAGGCCAGTAAATATCTGTCATCTTCCAAATCCTTTCGGGCTTAATCCATACGCCGCACCGTTTGCGCTATCAAATCGCCCTTGAACCGTTGCTTGTGAAACTGTGCCAATAATCAATTCAACAAGTTCTTTGCCATCTGGCTGCTTAGAACGCCTTTGCTGCACGCTTTCGCCAGTGTTGTTAATCACGTTTACAACCGTTCCACCGCCCCCTAATTGGTTATTAGGCACTATTTGCCCTGATTGTTGCGGAACAAACAATTCTCGCCCTTTTTCTCCAACCAAATAGGCTTGCCCTTGTTGCACCATGCCGCCATTAGCTTGAGGTATTAAACCGCCTAGATTAAGCCCACCAAACAAGCCGCCACCAAACAAACCACCTAAACCACCAGTTCCAAAAAGAGCGCCATTCACAACCGCTTTTGCAATGTTTTTTGCTAAATCTCTGAAACTTTCAGAAAGCCCTTTTGTTCCATCAATAAGCCCATCAATCGCGCCAGAAAGCCCGTCAAGAATAAGATTGTTTGCAGCCTCAAGCCCTTGATTCCATTCCTCTTGCTTTGTTTTTACCTCATCAAGCCGCTTTTCCAATTCTGATAAACTTTCAACTTCTGCCAAAATAGCATTATACTGTTGCGAATTGTATTGCGCACCAATTCCCTTTGCGAGATTGTATGCTTTTTACGCATTTTCGGATAAAGAAAGAGCAAACGCTTCGTCTTTTAGCTCTTGAATAACGTCTTGTATTCCGCGAGAAGCGCCACCACCGCCGCCACCGCCGCCTTTTCCAAGTGAAGGAACCCCGCTAGGAGTTTTTTCAAATATACTTGGCAGAATAGGCGTTGATTCAGCAGATAAAGGATTACTTGTATTGCCTACGCCATTCTCCTGAAATAACCCTGGACCTGCGATATTTTGATATTTTTGCAATGTAACAGGCATTTCCCCCGCTAACCCCGCCGCCCTGATTTGGTCAACTAAAACCGCCGATTGTGCAGCTACTTGCGCAATGCGCGTTGGTAAAAGATTTAGTCGCGCTAATAACTCATTAAAGCCATTAGCGAGGGCAGGCAGTATGCTTGCAACTTTTGACAAAGCGCCGACAAGAGAAACACCTATAGCAGCAACGGCTGCTTTGAATGCAGGGCTGTTAATTTCATCAATAAGGTTTTCAATAGCAACCCGTATCCCTTCGCTCGCCTCGCCGCCAACCTCAAACAAATCACCCCATGCGTTTTTGAGGGCATCCAAAGAGCCGCCAAGCGTTTGTCTAGCTGCAACTGCGCTTTTGCCGAATTGTGTATCTAATTCTGCTAAAATAACACCTTGCGCTTTAGCTATCTGGTTTGTTTCCACAAATCCTTTAATCATTTTCTTTTGCGTTTCAGTAAACTGGACACCACTTTCATTTAATGCAGAAACGCCTAGAATAGGGTCGTTAAGGGCTTTTCCTATTTGTTGCGCTGCGCTTTCTAAGCTTTTTCCTGTCCGTGTTGACAAGTCTAAAATAGCCATTGAAGCTGCTTGAAACTCTGCGCCTCTAATTTGCGTAAAAGTTAATAAAATGGACTGCATGGACTGTATTGCTTCATCGCCAAATGTCGTGATGTTTTGAAGAGCAGCCGCTTGTTTTTGCAATTCCTTTACAGAATAACCCGCTGCACCGCCCGTTGATTTTACCGCCGCGCTCAACTGTGCTGTTACTTTTTCCGCTTCTATCGTGTTGCGGATAAAGGCTCTTATTGTGCTTGAAACCGTTGCAAACCCTGCAAAACCCGCGATAAGACCAATAATCGCACTCTTAGCGCCTGCCAAAGCTGGCTTAAGAACATCCGCGCTTTTCTTAATCTCATCAAGGGATTTTTTGCCTTCTTTAAGCTGCTTTGTGTCAACCTTGAAGCCAAGCTCTGCAACATCAACCATTTTTAGCCCCCTTAGTGCCGCCCTGCGCTGCTATGCCCTGAAACATTGCTTTGAGCCCTGCTGTATCGTTAAAACTCACACCCTGCGCCTCTTTAGGAAGCTCACCCGCCTGATTATACGCTAAAACCGCCGCTTTATCCATAGCCATTAAAATATCTAACTCTAATGCGCTTATTTTTTCGCCGATTAAATCAGTATAGGCTTTTATATCCTGCCATCCCAAAGGTGCTATACCAAAAGCCATTTGCCGTCCTTTATCTAATTCAAAAAACAATTCTAGCAAGTATTCTGTGCCGATAAATATTTCAGGCTCTGGCGCTGTTAAATTCTGATATTCTAGCAATTCGCGCTTAGTGCTGCCATTTTTATTCAGGCTATCGTAAGTGATGATTATGCGCGCGGCTTCGCATAATGCGGCTTTTATGTCGTAAAAAAAAGGGTCTGGTCGTCCGCTGCTTTATCAATTTGCTCGGAAATAAAATACAAATCAGGATTGCTTAAAATTTTATCAATGTTTTCATAAGTGCAAGGTAAAGGGTCGCCATGTTCTGTCAAACCTTCCCAGTTCAAAACTGTTGACGCTACTAATTGCAAAGACTTTTTTTCTAAATCATCGCTCGTTAAAACCCTGCGAGGGTTCTTTTTTTGCTCTCTGATTTCTGAATCCGCGATTGCTTTTTTTGCTGCTTTTGCTTTTTCGCTTAAATAAGAGGCAACTAAAACCCTCATGCCTGTAGGCTGCTGCGTTATCGGGTGCTTAATATCAATCCACACCCCATCATTGAATTTTTTAGTAACGCCTGAAAAAGCTGCAATATCCATTAAACGCTCGTTACTGAACCTTCAACAATTAGCGGGGCAGGATAAATCGCTAACGTGTAGGTATCCGTAATAAAGTCCTCAACGCCGCCCACGCTCGTTGTTTTACCGCTTACAAGCGCCCTAAAATAAACAACCGTGTTTGTCATTGTCGGAGATTGTGAATCCGCTAAATCAAGTTTGAAATTGTAATAGTTATTTGTTGCCTCTGCTGCTCGAATTGCAATTTGCCCCGCATCTGTAGGGTTACGTCCCACAACTATAGGGGGGTCACCCGCATTACGCGTGCCTTTTGCTTTCAAAACATAGTTATCGCCTAAAACGGGGAATGTAAGAATGTTTGCGGCTGCGCCGAACTCGCCAATGTTAGAAATCTCTTTGATTTCTGTGTATGAATCGGCTTCAAACTCACTTTGAACAGTCGCCGAAGCTGTCGTTCCAATGTAAAGTTTCGCGCCTGCTGCTGTATCTGCCATTTTAAGCCCCTGCGTTTGACATATAAGGAATAGTCACCGGAACCTGTATTCTGTCGCCTTCTTGTAAAGGTGCAGCAATCCATGCCCTCGCGCTAATCTTAACAGAAATTCCGTCATTTGCAAGATTAGTGTTAAAATTAAAATGCTCCACAATTTGCCCCGCAATATCAAGAGCATTTATAGCCCCCGCGCCTTTCGGGCTCCATACTGAAACCTGAAACAAGCCAACATGGTTATATCTTCCGCCAGAAAGATTCATCGTATTGGTTTGATTAGGCAAAAACACAACCTCTAAAAAATCACCGCTTGAAGGCGTAAAATCTACGTTCGGATATGCAACGGGTATTGCAGGAGAAAAAACAAGCGTGCTTAGGTGGCTGCAAAGCGCATCAAGTATTTTGCCTTCAATCGTATTAGCCATTTATTCGCGCCTTAGCTTCTTTTGTTACGGCTTCTACTATAACATCCCAACGCTGTGCTGCCAAGCGCACAAACCCGTCTTTATATTCTCGCGGTCTGGCGTAACTCGCAGTAAATCCCATATATATCGTATTTCCTAATTCAGCACGCCCGATAGTTAATTCAACCGCCGCATTAGGCGCATACCTTCCCCCCGTATCTGGTCGCGCGTTTATATCAATTTTGGGCATCGCGTTTAAGCTGCTTTGAAAAGAAGCCCGTAAAAACCCCGTATCCACGCGCATATTACCGCCTTCTCCTCTTGTTTTGCGAGATTCTATGCCAACACGTTTTGCGCTTTCCCTCATAATAGCAAGCAAGCGTTTTTCGCTTTTTGAAACCCAAGCATCAATCTGTGCGTTAAATTGCTCTGTCATTCTATACCCGCCAAGAAATCCACGTCATAAGTCACAACGCACCTGCAATTTATTGTTTCTGCTGCATCCCCGCTCGGCTCAGCAGGATAAAGCAATCCATTGCTAAATCGCTCATCAATGCCTACTTTTTCACCTTGCATTGCTGCATGACTATCCCTAACCCGCGCATCCATTGCGGTTTGCCAAATCTTTTTAATATCTTGTCGTTTTACTGTTCCAGCATCAACCGCGCTTTCAAATGCTACTTGTTGCGCTGCATTAACCGCGCCGATTGTTTCCGTTCGCGCTATTGTTTCGCCCCTAAGCTGCAATAGCCTGTTTGAATAATTCGTTGAAAGTTTTGCAATCGTATCCGCATCTAACGGCTTTTCTTCTTTTATCGCCTTAAGAACAACTCTATCAAATCTCTTATCGCGCCGCGCTCTGGTAAAATAATTCTGCATTAGCTTCGGGTCTGATAGCTCTGCTTGCATATTCGCAACAAAGCTCATTTGTTGGCTTGTAAGTCCTATCACCCCGCCTGTTCGCCGCCCTGTTGCCTTATTTATACGCCCAACCAAATCCAGAGCTGTTGTGCGAGGATTAGCGCCCTGTGAAAGCCTTGTCGCTAAATACCCGCGCACACCTTCCCTCTGGTCTGCTACTATCTCCGTTATCAAGCGGCTGCTTACGTTTTGAAGATATCTTTCTGCTTTAGGATTTCGCGTATCAAACAAAACCACCACGCGCCCACCGCCTGATTTACGCACCCGCATATTTTGTGCAGCCAATTCCCCGCTTTCCACAAAACCAAAGCCGATTTGCCGCTCTAAGGCTGCAAAAGTTGCGTTTGATATTTGAAGAGTATCGTATGCCTCACTTATGCGCCCCGCTGCCAATAAAGCCGCTATTTCATTTATGCTTGCGCTGTCTTTAATGTTTTGTATTGCAGCATAAAACGCATCCCGAACGCTAGGCTCAAGGTTATCAATTAAAGCATATAACTTTTTGCGTGAGGTTTTCATCCTATTTTACGGGCTTGCGCCTCGTAATATACCACCACATCGGCGGGTTTCAAAGTTATCAAATTCACAATCGCATAATTAGCGCCATCAATCGTTAATGTATGCTCTTTTTCAACCGCAAAATCTAAATCTCGCGCCGTAATATAAACTTGCTTGTCGCCTGACAAAACAAGCGTTCCATCTATATTATTTTGGCTATAATCCAAAACCGCGCCTTTGACGGTTTGCGTTGTTGTGCTTTGCGTAGGATTCCACGCATCGCCTGTGTTTGTTTTTTTTGATATAACAATATCTTTTCCGTATTTTGTAATCAGCCTATCCGCCGTATTCTGTGCGCGTGTGTAAAACGTCATGCTCTTACACTTGCCCCTGATAAACGATTAGAACCGCCTGCAACAATTAAGCCACTGATTAAATTCATAACATACGGCACAACAGTTATATCTGCGCTTGCCGATATGTTGCTATTCACATATTCAACCGATATTTGCCCGATTTGCTCGCGAGAAACCCTTTCAGATAGCTTAACGGCAGGATTTAGCGTGCTAGGGGTTATAAGCTCTAACAATGCAAGCTCGGCTGTTGCTTTTTGAATTTCAGAAGGAACCGCATTTTCTGCCACTTCATATCCTTCTAAATCATAAACGCCGCTACGGGGAAACGCTAGGGCTTGGGAACGCCCGTTAATTTTAGAGCCTTTCCATATATAAGCGATTGTTAAATACGCTGTTGCGCGAATTAACGCCGCCTCTTTTGCTTTGTCTGAGCCTGTCCAGGCGCTAATAGCTTTATCCGTAAAATATGTATTTGCATAAGCAAGAGATATAAAACTATTAGCATTTGATAGCCCTGTTCCATCTTCAACAACCAACGTCATTTCTGCGCCCCAATTCTGCTAAAATAACCAATTCAGCCTCTTTGCCATTTACACAATGCTGTGAAGATAGTTTCCCCGCTAAAGCAACTTTTTGCTTCCAGTGCAAATCTTGCCAGTTTTCAGGGATTTCTACGCTAGCAGCTTCCTCTTTATTCGTTACGTTTTCGCCATCAATAATTTTGTTAATTTCATTATACGGCAAGCCCTCGTAAACAACATTTACAGGAATGCACAAAGCCTCATACGCTCGTTTGATATGCGGGTAATCGCCAATGATTGTAACTTCTGTGCATTTAACCTCTGGGCGGCTAAAATACTTCGGGTTTGCATAATTGTATTTTGTTTTGTCAAAACCAGTTCTTTGCGTGCTGTAAATTCTGTGCATGATTCCTCAATAAAAAAGGGGAGAACAAGCGTCCTCCCCCATACTATAGCACAAAGGCTTACTGTCCTGCAACCAAGAGAACACCAGCCGTTGATTTGATAGAAGTTGCTGCCAAATCCCAGTTAGAACCTGTTGCAACTTCTGCATCGGAAGGAGTTTGTCCTCCGTTTGCAATATCCCACTTATACCCTTTAAGGCGAAGCCCAAAGGTATAATCAGCTTGCATGGATGTTTTAATAACAGTTTGCCCGTTAGAGCGTTCTGTATTAACCACCAATGAAGATGGCGAGCTGTAAACTAAAGCACCGCCACGAACAAGACCAAGAACATTGTATTTCGCAGGAGAAGCAACCGTTAATGCGTCCGCATCTGTAACAACTGTCGCTTTGCCGAGAATATCAACAATCGTTACGCCCGAAGCCGTAAACAAGCGATTTGAATTAGAGAGGTTATCTCCAATCAACTTGTGATATGTTGCTCCATTCATAACGTTACAAACAATGTTCGCGCTCATATCGCCAAACTTAGCGTGTGCGTTGTTAATGTTTGCATACGTTACTGTTCCAACTGGTGAAAGCGCATAAGCATCATAAGTTGCATTTGCTTGGTTTCCGATAGCGGCAACGGCTGCGCGAATTGCAGAGTTTAACTTATCTTTCAAAATAGCTTCCGCCAAATTGTTAGAAATAGCCGCGATAGCTTCATCCTCTGATTTCCCAATGAAATCAATATCAATCGGATTAAATTCAATCGGACCAAACCCACCCGCAATTTTTACGCCAACTTCCTCGTTTTGCGTCAAAGAAGTTGCGCTTGCAGATGTATGCGTTGCGTTTAGGTCAACCCTACGCTGTGCAGAATGCAAAGACGTAAAAAAGCTCTCACGGATGTAAGCACCGTCAAAACCTTCTGTTGAAAGAACAATTGCACCGTTGGAAGCTGCGTTAAAAGCGTTTACCATTTGCGTTAATGCTTCAATGGTTGCGCCCTGAATTAAGGTGTCAAACACCTTCAAGTCTGTTAATAATGGCATGATATACCCCTAGTTTTGTGAAAAGTTGCTTTGAAAGCCCGACACAATCCCTGACTAGGGCAGGTTTACTCGCGCACAATCCCTGTCTTGCGAGTTAATTGCTATTATACGCTAAAAAAATGGAATTGCAACTATATCTTATTGCGCAGAGAGGCAATGAAATTAGCGTCAACTTTTGCGGATTTATTTACAGAAATGCCTGCGCCGCCGCTACGGTTTCCATTATATCCGCTGCCAGATTGATTTAACCCTTCAAACGCTCGCGCATAAACATCCGAAGCCTTCATTTCTTCAATAAGCTCTTGGATTGTCATGTTGTCGCCGTTCTTGTTGCCTATGCGAACATTTCCTTCTTTATCCAGAATTTCTACAACATAATCACCATTAACTTCACGCACGCGCGTTTGGCTTTTAATATGCGGCAATAAAAGAGCAACGCTGCCTTTTGCCTCTGCAAGTGCTTGTGCTGCTGCGCTGTCAATTAAAAGGCTTTCAAGCTTGGAAGATAGCTTGCCTAGCTTTTGCTCGCGCTCTGTGAGTTCTTTTGTGTGCTTCTCAACAAGCTGTTTTTTAAGTGCTTCTATTTTTACGCCTGCAATTTTATCCGCATCTTTTTCAGGGTCGTATGACTCCATTTCTTGAATTTTCTGCAATGCTTCTAATGCGGCTTTAGGGTCAATTTCCCGCAAATCATAATACTTTGTTTCAAGCTCTTCACGCTTTTTACGCTCGCTCGCCAAAGTATTTTTTAGCCCAGTTATATCTTCTAAAGCATAGCCCTCTACAGGCTCAACATTCAAAATGTATTTGCCGTTATTTTCTTTATAAAGCGGCTTCAAATCGTCTGTGAGTTCTTCGGGTGTTATAACTGCTTTAACCATGCAAACCTTTTTTTTATTAAATATAAAACTTTAATGATTAGTTGTAAAGCCATTCTTCTGTCGGTGCGCCTAGTTGCTCTCTTGTGAACCCACTCATACTTTTTACAATTCCCTTTAATCGCGGAAAAGACGGCTTAATATGACCTTGATAATTGTTTGCGGCTTCCCATTGAGGCTTGCCGTCAATACGCCCCGCCTGCTTATTAAATCCCATCCCGCATAAAACAATTTTCTCAAATCCAATTTCGTAAGCGTATTTTACTGCGAACCAACCGCTTGCGCCGCTGTTTCCCCTCATTTCTGGAAAAGAATGTTCTGCCATAACCTCTGTTACGCCTTTTCCTTCCCTGTGCGCAACAATTCTTTCAGGCAACGTAAAACCCCTAGAAAGTCTTTGCGCGTTATAATCGTTTTGCCATTCAGGGTGAAGGGTTAGCCATGCGAAAAATGGCGCGTTGTAAACTATGCCAGTTCTTTTTACGCAGATAACCGCATCATATTCTGCAAGCTGTTTTGCGGCTTCTAAATCCTGCCAAACATCTTTTGCACTTGCTAAGATTAAGCACCTTACGCCGTAAAGACGTAGTTTGCTTTGTCTAATTTCTTCACTAGTTTGTATTTGTGCCATATTTTTTGCAAAAAGCCTTCAACTTCTTTTACCTGATTTTTATCAAGGATTTCTATGATAAAATCTGGGGCATAATGCCCGATAATTCTTTTTGTTCCTTTTAAGACGTCTAATTCTGTTCCCTCAACATCTATTTTGATTAAAAGTTTATCGTTGTCTGCATATTTATTAAAAAAAGTTACATAGCCATCAAGCGGCATAGTAAAAAGATTTTCTTTATATTTTCTTGATTCGTTCTTTATTAAAGAACCGCCGCTTGTTAATGGCGTGCTTGAATAATAAAAATCCTTGTTTCCAAAAGTTGCAGAAGCCGCTGCAAAGCTCCATGTAGGCTCATGATTGCCATCTGCAAAGTTAGAATTAAAGTTTTTTAGCATAACCTCGCGGTTATCGTTAAAAGGCTCTATTGCTAAAGCGGAGCAGCCGTAAAGCCTTGCTGCTATTGAATATAAGCCAGTGTAAGCCCCAACATCAATAAAATGTAAAAACTCGTTATCTTCATCAAATCGTTCTACTAAATAAGCCCTAGTTTCAGGCTCAAACCCGCCTTTTTTTTCATGCGCTGCAATCCTACAATCATCGCCGTATTTTATAATATTATCACCGAATTTTATTTCCATTGCTGTTTTACCCAAGCCTTGTTTGTGTTGTGCGGCTTTTCCCGCCCTGCAAATATAGCTAATCTTGCGCGAGAGTCCACCTCTTGCGTCATGCTTTTATAATGCAAAAAATATCCTTTAGGCAGCATATCCTGCAAAATATCAGCATTAGGAATAAGCAATTCTATTGCTTTCTGGTCGCCTAAACTTCCCGCCCTTTGCATAAAATGATTTTGATTTGCCTTAAATAACTCCCATTGTGTTTGCCCGAAATCATTGTCAAACATCATTACGCAACTTCCATACTTGCAAGGATATGTCGGGCTAATTTGTCTTGTAAAATTTTTACAAATCGCGAAATCAGTTTTGAGTGTCGCTAAATTAAACAAATCCCCTAAAATGACTGTATCTAAATCAAAATATATCGTCTTTCCTTGCGGTCTTATATATGGGCTTAGCAAGTTCATCTTATCCCACCACCCATCTAGATGATTAGATATATCGGCAAGTGTGATTGTATTAACTTTTGGAACAGTTATCGGGCTTAAGCAAAAGAAATCATGGTCTGGCAAATACTTTTCTGCCATGCTTTGCAGCTTATAAACGTATTCTAATGGATATTTATTCCCATTCCAAACGCAAATGACGTTTAGCATTGACATTGGAAATACTCATTAAGCATTGCCCACCATTCGTCTGCATATTCGCAATCGCCTATTTGCGAAGGCAAGCCGTTGGTAAAATGCACTATACTAGGCTCATCAGCTTGGTTTTCTTCTCCCTCAAGCCAGTTCCAAGACTTATCAAGTTCGCCGATTTCATCATCTTGCAGCCAACAAAAATTATGTAAATCCCGCCCTTTGGCTGTATTTATTAAATCCAGTGTTAGTTTTTTGTTTGACGGGTGGTCTAGGTTTAGCGCCATTACAGATGACCAGTTTTTGCGCGAGTATTTCGTTTGTATCTGATTATCCATTTTAATTAGCTTCTTAGGCGTGTAATCATGCTTGACGCACATAAGCGCATATCTTTCATCAAGCGCTTGAACAAGAAAATTTATGTTGCGCAAGATTAACATATCGCAATCCATAAATATCGCCCATCCGTCCTTTTGCATGAAAGGAAGCATAAACCGCGTTATGGAAAACTCTGTTGACATAGGCGCATCGGAAATCTTATCCCAAAGCTGCCCGTTTATTTTCTCAAAAGGTCTATTATAACCTTTATTTCTAGCGGCTTCTAATGTTAGCGCCCTTGTTTGATAAGGCGTGTTTGTTCTCGTTCTTAGGCTATAAGAAGCTACGACCCAAGCATCTATTTCTTTAGGGTCGTAACCAATCCAAAAAATAATAGGCTTATTGTTCACTAGTTGCTACTTCGTTTAATAGGTTTTCAGCATCTTGCTCATAAGAATAATCTGGGCTCAAATAACCGCGCTTTTGAAGTTCGCTCATCAAAGTTTGCTGTGAGATATAGCCGTTTTGCGCTAACGATAACAAAACATCTGGCGTTTTTTCGCTGCCCATCTCTAAATCAAAATCAGTGTAAACCTCAACGCTAGGCGCTGTTTCAGGGCTTAGCCCAAACCATGCGGCTGTGAGAACAAAGGCATTCTCTAGTGAATCTTTAAGCCTAAGCGCCCAAGCCTGCACCGCGCTATTTGCTTTTTGCGCTGCCATTGCTGTTGTGATAACAGTTAGATTTCCGCTTTGCGCTGTTAGGGGTTGCTTGCCTAATTCACGCAACTTGTTTTCCATTTTCTCAATATCGCTTTGCAGAAAGTTAAGAGATTGCGAACTAGGCTCAATGAATTGCCAACTGCCTGCGCTTCCGTTTATCATCGGGGCATAAAGAACGGTTTTCGGACCAACGTGCAACTGTGCAGGCTGCCCGTTTACTATTTCAGGCTCTATCCCCTGCCCTGCGAGCATCGGAAAAGCGGCATTAGTTTTTGCATATTTAAGGTTATTTTCAGCCTGATAATGCTCAATCTGCAACCAAAGCGCATCTTGCATTGGAGGATTCATCGCCCATGTTTCGCCGCGCCTACGCCCTAAAACTACAGGCACAACTGGAATAACCCCGATTGTTATATCGCCCTCTGCTACCAAAGCATAAGTGTTTGAAAGCGTGTTTGTGCTTGTTGTGTTTTTATAGCGCGTAAATCTTGCAGGCGCTAAAACAAAGCCCGTTTCAGTTTCTATTTTATCCCTTTGAAAAATAGTTACATATTCAACTAATTGCTCATGCCCTTGCGCATCAATTTCTCGGTCGTAATGCCTGAACTTAAAATACGTTAAAACCTCTATACCCTGCACCCGCTCACTATACACCATTAGCGCATCAATAGCGGATATGCGCTGCCAATAAGGACGGTTTTCAAGCGCCCGTTCATCTGCAAGCGTTAAAATTGCGTCATTACTTGGATAATCCACGAGGATATAATCCACGCCGTAAGCGATTGCGTTATAAAACACATCCGCTGCGAATATGTGCAGATGATTACCGCCGCCGTCCACATTTTCTTTGAAATCCTTGTAAATATCTAAGGATTCATCCGATATTTTGACTTCCTGTTTAAACGGTTTAGCCGCTATGTTATCGCAAATGTCTGCAAAAATATTAGTAAAACAAGCGTTTTTGCGTCGTATTTCATAATCTAATTCTGATTCATCCACAAATTTAGGCAAAAATTTTGTTCCCGCTTTCTGCATAGCTTTCGTGCCCGCGAGAACAGTATTAACCGCTTCATAATACGGCATCATTACATCGTAATCTGTTGAAGTTACGGAAACTGTGTTGTTGCGGTTAACTGCCATATTTTCCAACGAGGGGTGTGCGTCTGGGTGATTGTATATCACATACAGCATCAAAGCAAGGGTCTAGCTGGTCGTCGTGCCTTCCATTCGGAAAAACCGCCGCTTCCGCAAGGAAATCCGCTAAATAAGGCGCATTTCTTTGCAAAAAAACATTTCCGCTTTCAATAAAAGGTGCTGCATCAAAAGCCCTTGTGATTTTATCTTTGTCGCGCTTTATTGGCAAAACCGCCACGCCTTCGCGCTTAAGGGTTTGAATTAGCCCTGTTCCTGAAACCTTATCTTCAACCGCCATTTTGCGCAGTGTTCCGTTTTGGTCTGATTTGTGCTTGTGATAAAACGCCCGACCCATTGTTAGCAATTCAGGCGCTTCATACTTCCCGCGCAACTGGTCTAGCAAATATAATTGGTTATTATGCGAAACGCCCCAACACTGAAAAACTGTATAATCGTTTTCTTGACCTGTTTTCTGCGCTGTATCAACATAAATTGATTTATGCGCGATTACAGGGGCTTGCGTATAGTATTGCCACCACTCATTTTTAATTATTCCCCCGCCCATAGGCGCAGGCTCTTGCATATATTGCCCCGCAAAATTGTAAGGATTAACGCGCTCATCTCGCCGTAAATCTTGTATAGGGAATTGCTCCTCCCAAAATGATGCACCGCTGTCCGTGATAGCAGGGATTTTAATATGGTGCCAATTCTCGCCGTTACCGCCATTAAGCAACCATCCGCTTAAATCTTCTTCATGAAGCCTTTGCATAATTACAATAATTGGGGTATGCGGTGCGTTTTTACGGCTTTGCAAAGTGTTTTTGAACCATTCAATCACGTTCTTTCGCATGACCTCGCTTGTGATTTCATTCGGCTTATGCGCATCGTCAACAATAATTGCGCCGCCAAAGTGCGCTCTTTTCTTCCCTGCCCCGTATCCTGTAATTGCGCCCTCTGCACCAGTTGCATATACAATGCCGCCCTGCTTAAATTTGAACTCGTCTTTTGCGTTTGTATCATCTCGAAATTGCGGTTTTCCAAAAAATGTTGTCCAACTTTCGTGTTGAATAATTGCTCGCGTTTCTGCTGCGTTTGAAGAAGCAAGCCGCTTTGAATATGTTGCGTGAATAAATTCCGCATCAGGGAAATGCCCTATCGTCCATGCAATAAAATCTTTAACTGCAAGCTCTGTTTTTCCTGAACGGGGCGGAACGTTAATTATTAAACGGTTAATTTTTCCTAAAACAATTTGCTCAAGCGCGTTTGCGATTGTTTCGTGGTGAGGCGCTAAAATAAAAGGGAAGCCGTGACGCTCTTCAAAAGAATAGCGCGACCAAAGCAGAAAGTCGTTCTTAATTTCATCAATCGCTTTCTGAATGTTTTTTTGTGATTGCATCTAAAACACTATTAGGCGACATGCTACGGTCAGATGATTTATGGTCTGTTTGAGTTTTTTCAATGTAATCATGCTTAGAGTTTAATATTAGCTGTGTAATTCTAGGATTATAATCACCACCTAACCCACCATTAACTAAAAGCTGCTCTTGCCTTCTAGTAATTTTACTAACGAGGTCGGAAAAATCTTTCTTTTTTTCGTCTTTTAACCATTCGTGGATGGTGTCTCTGTTTATATTTAGCCATAAAGAAAGCCCTGCAAGTGTTGGGATATACTCGTTTTTACAATTTCGCGTTTGCTCTGGCTCAAAGTTAAAACTATCAATATATTCTTGCACTTTTCTAAGCAATTCTGGCGTATATTTTGAAGGTCTTCCTGTTCTCATAAAGGTATAATAGTTTATTACCTTGAATTATTCAAGCTCTTATGCGTGTTTGACGTAAACGCCCAAATTAGCGCAACCACCCACCCTATAAAAGCCCATCCAAAAATGAGGTTTACAAGAAATATTGGAACTGTATTTCTGTGTTGCCTGATTGCTGCTATAAACCAAGGGATAAAATAGGCGACTAACACTATTGCCAAAATCATTGAATCCTGTTCGCTCATTTTGTTTTCCTTTCTTCTTCTGCGTCATTTAACATGCATTGGTAAAGGTCTCTTAGGTGGTAATAAACATCTTCAGGCGGCTCATTTTTTCCTGAAAACCAGCGCTGCGCCGTTCTTTTATTAACATTAAAAATGTATGCTAATTCATCCGCACTCATGCCAATTTGCTTAACAATAAATTGAAATGGTGTATACATTAGAAGCCCCTTCTTTCTGCTCTCTCTGCTCTTGCTATATCGCCCCGCGCGTGCTTTTCGCTCAAGGCTTTGCCTCTTTGACCCTCATCCGCCCATAGCTTCCGATATGTGCCGTTGCGATATATATTCCGACCCTTACGCCGCGTTTTAGTTTCTGCTGCTAAAGGCTCATAGCCATCAGAAGCAATTACCTCTAAAGAGAAGGTGTGCTGCTGTTTATCATAGCCGTAAGAGTCTTTTAATACCTTTGCAAAAATGCGCCGCTCCCCCATGAATTTGGGATTGCGAACAGAGCCTTCAAAGACCCTTTACGTAAACATTATCTCATCGCCTGTGCAAACATCACCAGTGCAATTTTTTGTGTATTCTTTTTCTTTAGTCATCTCGGTCTCTCCGTTTCTGCTCGGCTTAATTGCCGTCTTTATATTTATAGTTATAAACCATTATTTTCGGCTTGTAAAGCCCTAAAATAATTTTTTTTAATTCAACTGCCCCGTAAATTCTGCATACTCTCGTTGAAAACCTTGCCAATAAGCATGTGAATATTCATGAGCTTCATCAATTTTATTAAGAAGCGTATCAACAACCCATTCATCAGCCTCAATATTGCCCGCAAATAAATCAAATGCAGATTGCTCGTCATATCCTAAACATTCAACAAGTATGCCAGTATCTAGCGAATAATAATCAACAATAAAATTAAATTTTTCTTGCGCTGTTTTTTTCATTTTAACTCGCAGTATTTTTGTTTACAAAATAAAAACCATCAATCAAATCTTTTAATTCTTGCAAATATTGCTTGTAATTCCATCCCTCAATTTTACATATCTGCAAATCCATAGTTATATCTGCGAGAAGCTTATGTTTTAGCTGCTCTCTTGCTAACCTGTTCATAGTAAGCCTGTAATTTTCATCAATAACTTGCTTTTCTTTAACATCTGCTTTTTTAATTTCTTCAGTTTTTTTATTTGCTAAGCCATCTAAAAATTGATTTTTTTCAACGCTTGTATCAATTTTAACAAGAGCGGTTTTTTGCTCACCTGAAAACATACTGTGCGGTGAATGACAAAAGTTATATCCATGCAAAGGCGAACCAGCATTTTTTGTTATTTTCCAGCCTTCAGGTAATTCATTTAACAAATCCCAATGCTTGTATTTTTTTTTCATAATTCACCTACCAAGGTATATCGTCATCCACCAAAACCTCATCAGGCTCATACGCTAACGGCTGCTTTACTTGCTGCTTTTCGCCCTTAACAATCCGCCCGTGATTTGTAAACGCATGATATCCGCGATTGACGATTTCAGTCGTCCACCTATCAGCCCCGCTTTTGTCCGTCCATTTTCTGGTGCAAATATCCCCCTCAAGCTCAATTGTATCTCCCTTGCTCGGTAGAATGCCCCCAAATGCCCTAAAAGTCGTCACTGAGTGCCATTGCGTATCTTTTTGCCATTCGCCGTTAGCGTCCTTAAAATTGCGCTCTGTGCATAGATTAAATTTTGTTAGCGTGCTGCCGCTGTTAATTTGCACTTGTTCAGGGTCGCGCCCTAAAGTTCCGATTAAATGAACGTAGTTCTTATGTTTCATGTTTAATACATTAAACCTTTATTTTCATTTGTAAAGCGTTTTGTTTATAAATCTGGAAATGCTTTTTTCAGGAAAATTGTAATACGCTGTCGGCAAATCCATAATATCCTCTTGCTCAAAATCGCAGAAATATCGCTGCATTGCAACTAAGCCCTTTGGGAGTTCCCCCTCTAAATCCTGAATAAAAATAACCCATTCGCGATATCTTGGACTGCCATAAAATAGGTTTTCGCCG